TAAAGGCCACCGCTGTCGCGGTAAGGCTTTGGCTTGTGGTGCTAGTGTTGGGGTTTTTCATTTGCAGTTCTATCTGAACAAAGCACGCGCTGCTCAAGGTAGTTGATGCAACACCCGTTAAATCTGCAAATGGAATGTGCGTATCGCTGTTGGTACGTGCGGGCACCTCACCTGCCCAAAACGTCCAATCCATATTAGTTGTTTGGTACAGAACCGTTGAGCGGGTCACATTGGTGGGGGCGCGTGTTATAGCAATTTTACTAACGTCACCAGTGATTAAGTCAGAGCCAAAATTGCTTACCGTGGTTTGGCTGCCGTCAACTGCATTAAGTTTAATGCCATTGGTGCCAAGTATAAGGCTGCCGCCATCCGTGTTAATGCTTGCTACGCCGCCGCTGGTAATTGTAAGGCCGTTGCCTGCATCTGCTGTTGCTAAGTCGCCAAAGTCAGGGACGTTGTTTATGCTATTCCAATCAGCCGAATCACCAAGCCCAGCGCCATCAGTTAGTTGGTTGGTGTTATTAAATGCGTTTGCAAAAATCACCCACGCCGTACCGTTATAGGTGTATAGCTGGTTTTCGCTAGTGTTAAAAAAGAAAGCGCCGGTAATTTGGTTGCCAGTAGGGTTGGTTGTGCCGCTGTTTACGGGGTTATTTGTTGCGTAGTTAGCCGGTACACCCGTGCCCGTTACACTGCTCCAAGTGGCCGTTTCCCCAAGGTTAGCGCCATCAGTAAGCTGGTTAGTGTTATCGAATGCATTACCAAATAGTACCCATTGGGTGCCATCCCATACCTTAAGCTTATTGTCTGTGGTGTTAAAAAAGAACTCACCTGTAACGGCGGTTGCTGGGTCAGTTGCACCGGTGGCAGTTGGGTTGTTTGTGGCGTTGTTGGCGGGGATAGTGTTATCGCCGTTATCTGTAACGTTTTGCCATACTGCACTGCTGCCTAAGTTTGCACCGTCAGTTAGGTCGCTAGTGTTATCAATATCGTTTGCAAAAATAACCCATGCCGTGCCATTAAACGCATACATGCGTTGCGTATCTGTCTTGAAGAAAAACTGGCCCTCTAGCGCGTCAGCCACAGCGGGTAATGTAGTGCCTTGCGATGAAACGCTAACCGACTTGCCTACCACGCCTGCGGTTGCACCTGCTGGCTCATAGTTGTCGCTGGGGTTGGTGCTGGTATCTACCGCGCGCACCCAAAAATAGTAGGTGCCTATTGGTAACTGAATGCTTATTTTATCGCTTGTTGTGCGCTTTATGACTGCTGCGCTGCTGTGGTTCCTGTCGTTAGCGTCTGACTTCCAAACCTCAATATAAGACAGGTCAACATCGGTAGGGTTAGTCCACGCCAAATCGACAACGCCCAAGCCATTGGTTACTGCTAGGGCGGTTGGCGCATCAGGCGGTAGTAGCTTACCTAATACGCTAAAACCACTTACTGAACCCGTTATCCTTGTGGGGCCAGTTTCGCTAAGCGCAATCACATCAAACGTATATGTACCTACTTTAATGTCGCTTACTTCGATGCTGTTGGTGGTTGTTTCAAAGGTGTCGTATGTGCCAGCGTTGTTAGTCATAAAGACTTGGTAACCTGTCACCAACGGGCTACTGCTTACCTGCCAGCTAACCATAACGCGGCTTTTTAAAGTGCCGCTTGCAATGTAGTTGTATTCCCGCGCTGTTACGCTAAGGGAACCCGCCGCGCTATCAAGTGTAGGCACATCAATATAGGCATCGTCATCACCGTCTATGTAGCCAATATCGTCAACGGTGGCAAACTTATTGGGGTCGTGGCGTACAGCAACAACGTCAAATTCGTTGTCTTTTTGGCTTACATTAAGCACCTGCCAAAGCCGTTCTTCAGCATCGCCATGTACTATAAACATTGCGCCAGTTTCTATACCGCTGGCAAACGCCGCGCTAACAGTCACCCGCGTTTTACCGCTTACTGTTGCGACTGCGCTAATGGTACGCTCTTGTATTGAGCCGTCAGACAAAACGGCTGATATGGTGTATGTCTTGGCGCTTAAATTAAACTCTGAGGTTATGCCATCATCTAGTGTAACTTGGGTTCTGGCGGCATTTACGGCTGTTATACGGCCACCCCAGCGGGTACCGCTGTACACGGGGTCGCTTATGCTAATTATGTCAGCAGGGTTTAAGTCACCATGGTCAACACCCGCAGTATATGTAACCGTTTCGCCTAACTTTTCGGTTTCCAGCGTCCACTTGGCATGCCTACGGGCTTGGCCACGGCTTGTGCAACCAAACGCTGCAATCTCAAGTGTGCGGTAGCCAAACCTTTCCCGCAGGTCTAGGTCTTCGTAGGTTTCAACAGCAGGCCGGTAATCATTTTTAGGGTCGTTCCACCGCGCCATGCAAATACTGTGGCGGCTTTTAAGGTTGGTGCCCCCGTAGGTAAAAATGCCATCCTTTACGTTTGCGGGCGACACTAATTTTACGGGGTCTTTTGCCTTATCTATTGCTGGTACTAAAACACCAGCGCCAAAGTAAAGCATACCGTGGAACAAGCTGGCCATGGTTTGCAGCACAGCAAAAGCTTCTTGGCGGCTTGATATAACCGCGTTCATGGTAAACCGTGGCTCTAGGAGCTTAAGTTGTAAGCTGCTGCCGCCAAAGGTGCCGCTGCTTGTGGGTTGCTGGAAAAAGTTAATTGTAAAATTATCGGCATCAACTACGCCCTGTACGGTGTGGGCAACGTTGTTAATTTGGGCAGCAGTAAACCCGCGCCCTGCTGTGCCGCCTGTTAGCAGCACCCCATCACCTACTGTAAGGCCGTGTGCAGGGTAATGCACGGTGATTACATAGCTAGTAGTCCCAACTGCTGTTAGGGCATTTGCGCTTGTTATGGGCGCTGCGCCTTTAGGCACTAGCTGGTCGCAGTATTTGGCAACCTCGTAAAACGAATATTTATCTAGTGCTGCTTCGTCTATGTAATCGCCAAGGCCGTACCGCTTGTTAGAGATAAGGTCATAAATACACCAAGCGGGGTTGTTGCTGTAAACGGTTTTAAACAGGCCATTCCAAACGCCATTGTATAAACGGGTGTTTTGGTTGTAGTTAACGGGCACCGATATTTTTATGCCTTTTATTTCGTAGCTGCGCGTGGGTACCTTGGTGCCAAACTGCTTTGCATCAACTTTTACACCCATTAAGGCGCTATCGTTATACTTAATTTTTGCCTGCGTTACCTTGGTGTAGCTATCAAAAAACGTGGTGCGTTGATCGCGCGTTTCTGTGGCATCAGCATCTACGCGGGTAAGACGCACATTGTATGGGCCAGTCGCACTTAAGGCGCGCAAGTCTATCTGGAAGGTGCGTATATACGGGGCAACACACTTACCCCTAATCGTTGTGTCGTGCACCGTTTGGAATGCACCGCTGCCAACCGCAACCTCCCACTTTATGCGCACGGAGTTACCGTTAAGGTCACCGGTTTCATTGTCTTGCAGGGTTAAGGTAGGTAGGCGCAGCGCAACATCAATAAAGTCACAGTCAGTATCGGTTATCTGTCGGGTTACTGGGCTGCCGTTTGTTGCCTCTGCGCCAACGCTTACAACCGCCTCTTGGCCGCGCCATTCCTTTAGTGCAGTCTGGTCTGGTTCACCAAATTTAACTTCGTAGTTTATGCCGTTAAAGTTGCTGGTACCGTCAGCGTTTTCGGCAGGCGTATCATCAAAATAAACACTTTGTGACCCGTTAACTAAGCCCTCAATTTCACCTTCACTGATAACGTCTATTACGCGGGCAACCTGCCTGCTTTTAAGCGTATTAGGTGCCTCGCGGGCTACGCGGCCACTGCCACCGCCTTTTTTTCTGCCTGTTATACCTGCCATTAGTACGCCCTATATCCCGTAGTACCCGTTAGGGTTCCATGAATTTACATCGCCAAGCGCGTAGGCGTATGGGTATTCATCTACCGATTCAATGCCTGCACTTACAACAACACTACCCACACGGTGCTGGCCATATACCACGGGGATAGTCTGCCCCTCACCAGTAACGTTAACGGGGCCGCTAAATAAAAAGCTTTGGTTTGTCTCTTTTGCTTCGTTGTCAAAGCTTGGGGTGGGGCTAAGCGCCATACTTATGCCTTGCAGGCCGGTCATAACCGCCGTTGTAAGCAAAAACTGGTTAGCTGTATGCCCGCCCACGGTAACCGTTGCTGAAAACGCTGTGTTAGCCGCAGCAGCCCCCTCGGCAGCAGTGCCTACTTCCGCAGCAGCAGCAGGCCCGCCAAACTGAAAAGCCAAGTAGGTTAGTGCAATGGCCGCAATAATTTTACCAATGCCATTACGCTTGCTGCCTTGTGGCACGGGTATAACGTGAAACGCACCCGCTGGGTAATTAAACCTAAGCATTTCTTCGCCTATTGGCTTGCCGTTCTTGCGCTTAAACCGCAGGTCATAGTCAAACTGCATAATGCTTTGCAATATTTCTGAGCCAAAATTAGCTTTTAGGGCGCTCATTACCTGCTGGAAATTAGACACATCAAACTCATGCACCTTGCCCCACTCGGCACCAAGGGCACCGTGTAAATATACTTTACGTAGCATCTTTGCCTCCCTTGCCTGTATACCGCACGCACAGTTCCACGTACTTAAGCCATGGGCCTACGGGTTCGCGGCGGCTTAAACGATTAGGAAGATGATGGAGCAAAAGATCATCCCCGATATAAACGCCCCCATGATTGAGGACTGGGCTTCTAACTTTTGCCAGTAGTACGTCACCTGCTTGCATGCTTTCGATAGGTACTTGTTTGAACCCAGCTTTTTTAAAACCTTTGCTATATAAGTCTTTGCCATCACTCCACCATTCATCATCTCTAGGGTATTCGGGTATGGTCACACCGCGTTCTACACGGTAGTAATCACGTATAAGGCTGTAACAGTCACTTGTGCCGTGCATAAACTGGCGGCCAATTAATTGGGGTATAGGTAGGCTGTCGCCCCAACTGGCTATATCAACCGCGCCATCCTCGGTTACGTAAACGATGTACCACGGCACTGCCGTTTCTACTTGGGACTGCATGTCAGCCGCACTAGGCCATCTAGGGCCGTTGGGGTGGCTGTGTACCACGGCGGTAGGGGTACCCCACTTAAGCCAGTAATCACCATCCATCTTAAAATCTGTATCGGGCTTTTTGTGGCTGTTGGGCACACGCTTATAGCGGCCACCAACAATTAAGCCGCAGCTTTCGTTTGGGTAATCATCCTCTGCATGCTTCATAGCAGCCGTGCGCTGCGCATTGGTTAGCATTAGTAGCGGCTCCTGTTTACAGCAGGGAAAAACCGCGCCGGTAACTCCGCGTCATTACCAAACCGTGCCCTGCATGCGCTTAGGGTTTTACCGCACTTATCGTTAATTGCTGTTGTGCTTTCGTTGTTTTGGTTAAAGCAATTGCTGCCGGTATAAGGGCATGTGGCATTGGTATAGGTAAACCCGCCACTGCCGCCAGCAACCCTATAACGGTGCGTGCATATATTGCGTAGCGCCATACGCTGTGGCAGCTTGGTACCAGATTGGTCTAGGCTACTTGCCAACTCCCACTCAACGTACACGTTGTTGTGTACTGCCTTGCGGTCAATGACAAATATATCCTTGGGGAACATGCCAACGCTGCTGGCTTCACTGCCCCCATCTAGGTATTCCGACAGCGTAACGATGCGGGTTACACGCGCACCCAGCAGGTCATCATTGGCCTCTAAGGCTGCATGCAGGTACCGGCTAATATTGCTTATGCGTAGCTTTGGCTTTGGCGCTGGGCCATTCCCGTTGCGCTCAAAACCTTCCGCAGCAATCGGCATATTTAAGTATTCGTTGTTGTCAAAGTACACGCTGCCAGTACCCGTATTACTAGGGCAAAACCGGTAAATGGTTGCACTGCCAAGCGGTGCCAAGTCAATTTCAAACAGCATGACAAGTTCGCCAACGTCAAGCTGCTGTATATCTTGCTCAAAACTCATAGATCAAAACTTTGCACAAACTGCACCGAAATGCTTGCATGTGCATTGCCCTCCTCAACACGGCTTAGCCCCTCACAAACCCACCTGCCTTGCGACCCATTCGGCGGTGTCCAGTAAAAACTTTCATGCCCACCACGGGCATCTATAAACGCCTCAATAGTGTTAGCATCGGTAGTGGTAAGCCCTTGGAATGATAGGTTCCACACTGTACGCGCGCTGTTAAGGCCGTCAGCCACCCTTTGCTGGTAGCCATCACCAAATTGGGTTTTGCGTACCTTGTATGAGCGTTTTTCATCACTGCCCGTAGACGGGGCAATGCTTGGAAATGTTTGTACAGTCATTTAAAACGCCCCCGCGCCCATGCCTTTAGGGTTAAGCATCCCGCCGTTGCTAACTGCTTGGCTAAGGCGCTCACCAATCTTTTTGTCGATAACGTTGGCAATGGTGGTTGCAAGCATCTGGTCGTTTTCACCGCTGCTGCCGCCCTCGTTATTAACGGATACATTTATGGTTGTGTTTACGCCGCCACCGCCACCGCCTTGCATAGTGACAGGGATAGTGCGGCCATCTGGCAGGGGCACATAAGCTTCTGGCCTGCTGCCCTCACCAAACATTGCAAGCTGTGGGCTGTTAGCTATACCACCACGGCTATATGCTTTTAGGGGCATAGAACCATTGCTAGTCATAATGCCGCCGTTAGCAAAACCTAGCGCAGCCTTAAGGGGCAACATTAGGTACTGCTGCACCATTAGCTTGGCAAGGTCAGCAATCATGCTGTCAATTAGCCCTTTAAAATCCAGCTTGCCGGTTTGTACAAAACTGGTAAGCGCATCTTCCATGCCCTTAAAGGCGTTTTCAGTAACATCGGCAAAGCTAATGGCGTTTAACTCTAAGTCACTAAAGTAACGCTCAGCACCTGCATCAAATGCTGTTTTTTGTATGCCTTTCTTAATGTTTTCACCTACGTTTTCACCTGTTGCGGCAGCAGCATCCTCGATGGCGTTAAACGTGCCCATCATTTTTGCGACTATCCCATCAGCCATTTCTGCGCCGCTACCCATGCCCATGCCCATGCCATCCATTAGGCTACCAACAGGGTCAAAAACCATTTTGTTGGTAAGTAAGTGGTTGGGGTCTTCTTCCCTGCCAAACTGAGAAAAGTCTTGCTCGTAGCTTTTGCCTGTAGCGGTGCGGTTTGCTTGTTCATCGGCAAACTCTTTAAGGCCATCAGCCATGCTTTGGAACATGCCGTCCTTGCCGCCGCCGAGTATCGTGGGCATGGTATCCGCTGCCTTTTGCACAAAGCCCGCCAGCTTGCCTGCAACCTTGCCCAGCAACGCCATAAACTCGTCCATTAAGCCCATAGCAGTGGTAACAGCAACCATTGCAAGCCTGCCCATTGGCCCCAAGAATATCGCCCCAAACAAGCCCATTTGACGAACGATAGGGGGCAGTGCTGCAAAGCCCTCCATAAATGCCTCAATAACGCTCATTATGGTTTTGCCAATAACAGCAACAATTGCAATTACAGGCTTAAATGTATCGAACAGGGCACCCGCAAACAGGATGGCTGCCCTAGCAAATTGCATTAGTCCATCGCCGGTACCCTTGGCACCTTCTGTTGCGCTGGCAAACGAGCTAATGATGGCTTCTTTAATAGCTGCCATGGCGCTAATAATGCCGCTTTTACCAAGGTTGTCTTTGAGCCGTAGCATTTCGTTATCGGCGCGCGTAAATGACGCTGCGGCTGTTTTACCGGCTTCCTCTGCGGCCTTGCCAAACTTATCCCGCAATACTCCTGCAAGCTTGGGCAGCATGTCGGTGGCCATGATCTTTCCGGTTTCCAACAGCTTGTTAAAGTCGCGCTCAGACATATCCATGGCTTGCGAAGCAAGCAAAACCGCTCCGGGCAATCTCTCACCCAACTGCTGACGCAATTCCTCTGAACTTACCTTGCCTTTGGATACCATTTGTTCGATAGCGCGCAGTGCACCCTCTGTATCTTGGTCGCTAAGGCGCAATGCCGATGCAGCTTCCGCTACACCAAGGAATATTTCGCGTTGTTCTTCTAGGGTAAGTGAACTAGCTGATGCTGCGGCCCTAAACTTTTGGTATGCCCCAGAAGTTGCCATAAAGCCAAGGCTTAAACGCTTGGTTTGGCGCTCAAGGAATTTCAGATCATCGTGGGCTGTTTTTGCGCTACCCGCACTGGCTTTCATAGCAATGCCAAGGCGTTCCATGGCCAGCGTAGCGTCTTTTATTTGATGCAATACGATTGCACCACCAAGCGCAGCAAATGCGCCCTGCAAGCTGAAAACGCGCTGCTGTAGCCCTTTAATGCCACGCTGCACCTTGTTCATGCCAGCTATTGCCTTGGTGGGGTCAACTGACAATATGATCTTGGCAATATTTAACATCAATTAGCCTTTCTTCTTGTTAGCCCACTTAAGCCAAACCCCATCAATGGCGTAAATAAGGTGAACGAAACGTTCTAAATCATCATCAACTAGGCCAAAAAGCCGCACGTATGCCTCTATCTCGCTAAGCGGTATTGGCCCAGCGGCCATGCCAATATTCCTACTGGCTGCCAGTGTTGAAAAAGCATCCCGTACCCAGTGCAGGGAATCGGGCAACACGGGCATACGCTCCACAAACGCGGGTAAGTCATCCCCTTGCTTGTGCTTACTTAATATCTGTGGAAGGTATTGGCCCCATTCGCACTGCCAATCCATCCACAGTGTTAGTTTTTTGCGTCTTCCTCTATCGCCTCATCGCGGTAAAGTTTTTGCTGCCCTGCTAAGTCTTCAACTAATGCACGGAAATCCTTAAGCGTAGGGTCAAGCAGTAGCTGCTTAGCTTTTGCGCGGCTGTACTTGACGGCCTTGCCCTCAAACTCTATGCCTTTCCAATCCAGCAAAATGCCAAAGCTGTACGCTTCTGCCAGCAAATCTTCAGCTTTGTCATCAGATAAGGTGCCCATCTGCACTTGCCGTTCAAATGGCTTAAGTAGTGCCGTTAATTTCTTGGCATACTTTCTATTGTTCATGCGGCCAATAAGCAGGCTTGCACCTTCACCAATTTCAACCCACACACCATCTTCCTGTGCCTTTGGGTTAGTACGCAGTTGTCCTAAATCCATAATGCCCCTCCTAATTTTCGGGTTATCGCGTTATCTTTAACGTGCAGTCGTTGGTTGCGTCATACTTGGCTGTAAACTCAACTTCAGCCATTACATCGCTGTTTGCGCCGCCAGCCGTAACATTGGCAGCCGTGTATTCAACCTTGGGGATAAGCACGTTGTAGCTGTTGGTGCCATCGCTTAATGTAAACTCGATGCTGCTATCAGTGCCGTTAACAAACTTGTCAAACACGCCTTGGTTCTGGAAGTAAACCGACATGCTGCCGCTAACATTAAACTGGCCAAAACCAATGCGGGTTGCCTCTAGGCTCCCAACGGATTGGTTGGCGCGCAGGTTGTTTTCCACAGTTAGGCTAAGGCTCATTACTTTGTCGCTGTAGGTGCTGCCGCCTTCCTTAAGCACAGTAACGTTGTCAACTGCGTTAAATATGCTGTTGCTGTTAGCTGCTGTAGCTGTGCCAGTGCTTGCGCTGCTGGTGCCAGTTGCAATGCCCTTACCAAGAAACGCAAAGCTACCTGTAACCATGTCGCCAGCACCTAAGTCCAAGGACATGCTAGATACACGTAAGCCCTTAAACGTGTGGTACTTGTTTAGCCCTTCAAAATACTTTTCGATGCTGTAGCTTTTTAGGGTGGTGCCATTTTTGAGTACATCGGTGGCCCAAGTACCCATCATTAGCCCTTCAAGTAGGGTGTCAAAGCTGCCGTAGCTAAGCTCAAATTGCACATCGCCACTGGTGCTGGCTTGTGTACGCACAACATCGCTCACATTGCGGTCACTGCGTATTTGGCTGCTGCTGGCTGTTTCAACGTTGTACACCAAGCTTTCGCCGGTATAACGTAGTTCTTCAAATGTGCCCGCTGCGGGTGTGGTGCCCCAAGTTGTTTCTGGCAAAACATACAGGGAGACGCGATTCGTATCAGTCATTTTTGGCTCCTAAGCTTCAAAAAATGGCATCCCTGTAATATGGAATGCGAATTGCTAATGTGTACTGGCCATCTGTTATGCCCAGAACGTCTATTGATGGCGTGCGGCAAACAATGTCACCGCTATTACCATGTGAAAAAGTTTGGCTTCTAAAAAACCCAGCAATGGTGTCTGCATAGGTGCGCGCGGTTGCACTGCCTTGGTGGGCTGGAACGTTTACCCTTACTTGGATAATGCCCACGTAACGATGGCGGGGGTTGCTGTTGATGTCTTGCTGTAGCCCTTCGCCAGCTATAATGTCTAAAGCGACATATAGGCCGTCTTCGGGCGCAGTAAACGGGACGTTTTCAAAAGCAATGGGCGTGGTTGTCCACCGGTCATCCAGCCGCTTTTCGATTGCTATACGCTCGTCAGAAAAACTCATACATTGCCCCATACCAATAGTGCCATCGGCGCTATTACCATCAGTACATATAATATATCGCCTAAAACAAGCCGTCACCAACAATTTATGGTGTTAAGCGGGTTTTTTGTGCTGGGATTGGTAGGGGGTGGCCTTAATTAGCCAAGGGTTTTACTTTAAACCCAATGCTTTTAACTCGGCCATGACTTCTGCTAGCGCAATGGCTGCCATGCCTTGTGGGGCTTGGCCGCTGTGGCCATATTCTAGGGGTACGATGTAGTCTAGGTTGTTGCTTATATAAATTACTTTTTTGCCAGATAGTGCGCCAACGGGTGTTGCTGGCGGTGCGCCATAGTTACCTTCTGGCTTTACGCTAGAGTCAATGCTTTCTTCGCTCATATTCCAGCTTGCGCGGGCACGCCCCGTATCTACTGGTGTGCGCTGCACCACCTTTTGCTCAATCTTGGCAGCAGTTAACCGCACCACCTGCTCAACATCGGCCTCTATGGCTTTGGCTGCTTTTTCTAGGTCGTTGCGGAACTCTGCGGCATTGGTTTTAAACTCCAGCCCAAGCGGTTGATTGCCGCCTTTGCTGCCCTTGCCGACCATGCCAGCAGCGCGGAGTAGTGCAAGGGGTAACGCCATTAGTTGCCCAACCTGTTGGTTATAATGGTGTACGTGGCCGCCTGTTCACCGCTATAGCTTGCCTTTACTTCTACGGCGCGATACCGCTTTTTACCAAGCAGCAGGGTCATACCCTCTGTTGGCTCAAAACCTAAGCTGGCAGCAGCAATGGTAAACCGCTTTTCCTGTATGCTTTCGCCCGTGGTTGGGTGCCTACGGCTACTGCTTTTAACTAAGGCTCGGACATCACTTCTACCGGTGCTGTTAGAAACCTCACCGGTGGTAACGTCATAACTGCCGCCTTTTAGTTGCTCAAACGTAACTAGAGCGCCGAACTGGCTAATTAAGTTGGCCGCAACGGGCCTAATGGATTTATCTAATGCTGTTGGCATGCTGGCCTCATATATAGTGCTATTGGCACTACATATATTAGTCCCAAACTAGCCAACGGTCATCAACAATTTGTTAGATCGTCAAATGCTACAAGGGTAAGGGTTAATAGGGTAAAACAAATGATAAAAAACACTGCTGCCTCTGGGTGCGTAAATGAGGCGGCATTATAGGGGCGATCAGCTATGATCGGAAATCACTTATCTGCATTGCATGTATATCAGTAACGGTATG